ACCCTCGAAGCCGTCATCGTTCAAGCTCATGAATCTCTCGGAGCTTCAGGAGAACCCGAACAACCCTCGGATAATTAAAGACGACAAATTCCAAAAGCTGGTAACTAGCATCAAGGAATTCCCGGAGATGCTCGAAGCGCGTCCGATAGTCGTCAACCCAGAGAATATCGTTCTCGGTGGGAATATGCGCCTCAAGGCTTGCAAGGCCGCGGGACTCAAAGAAGCACCCGTCTACGTGGCCTCATGGGAAGAGAGCAAGGCGAATGAATTTATCGTAAAGGATAACGTAGGATTCGGAGAATGGGATTGGGATATCCTCGCAAACGAATGGGATGCAACCCAACTCGAAGAATGGGGTCTCGATGTATGGACGGGAGAACCCGAAGAGACGGAAGGACTTACCGACCCCGACGAGGTACCCGAAGCACCGGAAGAGCCGAAGACCAAACTCGGAGACCTCTATATTTTGGGAGAGCATCGTGTTATGTGTGGCGATAGTACAAAGACGCAAGACGTCGAAAAGCTAATGAACGGAAATAAAGCTGATATGGTATTCACCGATCCGCCATATAATATAGACTACCAAGGCGTAAAGGATAAGAGAGAAAAGATTAAGAACGATAAAATGAGCGACGAAGACTTTACCGCTTTTTTAATTAAGTCGCTTAATATAGATACAGATACGTTTTACGTATGCTGTTCTTGGCAGTATTCTCACTTGTTTAAAAAGGCTTTAGAAGATATAAATAAGCCAGTGAAGAGCTTTATAGTTTGGAATAAAGTAAACCCCGCACAAAATTTAGATAAGTATTTTAAGCAGCACGAAATAATACTATATCACGGGAAGTTCGGCGGGCAGAAAACACTTAGAGGCGATGTATGGGAAGTTAAAAGGGAAAGAAATACTTTACACCCTACTATGAAACCTATTTCTTTAATAGATATAGTGCTAAAAGATAACGAAGACAAAAACTTAATATATGACGCTTTCTTAGGATCGGGTTCGACATTAATAGCATGTGAAAAGATAAACCGCAAATGCTACGGAATGGAACTTGACCCCAAATACTGCGACGTTATAGTTAAACGATGGGAAGACTTTACAGGTAAAAAGGCGGAGCTATGGAAGCAGTAAAATTAGACGAATTGAACAGCCCTAAAAAGGAGGCAATGATTGAAGCTCTTGAGAAGTCGCTCGGCATCGTTTCAACCGCTGTAAAGATGGCGGGTATATCTCGCGGCACTCATTACAACTGGCTGAAAGAAGACTCCGACTACAAGAAAGCTGTGAACTCCATTCAAGACAGCGTTCTCGACTTCGCAGAATCGCACCTCTATAAGCTCGTAAAGGAAGGCAACCCCGCCGCGACGATATTCTTCCTCAAGACCAAAGGCAAGAAGCGCGGATACATCGAACGGCAAGAGATAGAGGTCACCGAGAAGAAGCCGCTCTCGTGGTTGGATGAGTAAACTCGCGGCAACATATTACCACGTCAAAGAATGCAAGTCGAAGATTCAAGTCCATCAAGGCGGAAGTCGTAGCGGAAAGACTTTCAGTTTGCTCACGGCACTCATTGAGCTTTGTCACAAGAACTCCGGCCTCGTCATTACCATATGCCGGAAGACATTCCCAGCACTTCGTGCTACAGCCATGCGGGACTTCTTCGAGATACTCGAAAACGAGGACGCGTATAACGTCGAACTCCACAACAAATCGGAAGCCACCTACCAGCTATGGGGAAACCTCGTGGAGTTTATTTCGGTGGATCAGCCCACAAAAGTCAAAGGCCGTAAACGAGATGTGTTGTTCGTGAACGAAGCCAACGAGCTGGCATTGGAGGACTGGCGGCAACTCCTACTCCGGACCACAGGGAAAGTATTAATCGACTACAACCCCTCAGACGAATTTCATTGGATCTATGACGAAGTTATCCCAAGAGAAGACGCGGCGTTCTTTCAGACCACGTACAAAGACAACCCCTTCCTTCCTGAAAGTGTGGTCATGGAGATTGAGCGATTCAAAGAAGCAGATGAAAACTTCTGGAGGGTCTACGGACTCGGAGAACGAGGGGCATCACAAGCGACCGTCTTCACCCATTGGAAAGAAATAGACCAGATACCAAATGAATACAAACTCCTAAACCTCGGCCTCGACTTCGGGTACACCGCAGATCCAACCGCCATCGTCCGAGTCTACACCGACGGCCACGGGTTCGCCGTCGATGAACTCTGCTACGCAACAAGACTTACTAATTCGGATATTTCGAAAGTCCTCCGAGATAGTGGAGTCAATCGATCGGATGTTATCATCTGTGACAGCGCTGAACCAAAGAGCATCGACGAGATACACGCTCACGGATTCAATACTCACGGAGCAAGAAAGGGAAAGGATTCGGTTAAAAATGGAATCCAATTCCTCCATTCGCGACCGCTTCTTATCACGGCTCGGAGTGTGAACCTTATCCGAGAGCTACGCAATTACAAATGGAAAGAAGACAAGAACGGCAAGCAGCTGAATGAACCCGTCGACAACTTCAACCACGCAATTGATGCGATGAGGTACGCGATCACATTCAACCAAACGAACCCGAACTTCGGCTCTTACGCCATTGGGTAAGAAAAAACTTTTATCCGTAAACCCTTGTAAATAAAGGGATTGAGAAAAAAAGCACGAAATAAAGCAAAATAAATTTGGAGATAAAGAAAAGAATTGCGTATCTTTGAGACATCAAACGAAACAAAAACAAAGCAATTATGACAACAGCATTCGGAACTATCAAATTCACAAAGCAGACAGACTCAATAGACGGGTGCTTTGAATGGATTGGGGACAATGTTCGAATTTACAGAACGGGCGGAAAAGATTGCAGAGGGCACTTTACATACAACCTCGGAACGTATGCGGTTGATGTCAATCACAAACAAGTAGCAGTCAATATCAAAACGCTAAAGGCGGCTAAGGAGGTAGCTATATACTATGCATCAAAGTAATACGAAACAAACACACAGAATCATGTTCAACGTCTTCACACACAACGGCACTGAAATCACGAAAGCAGAAGCTATCTCAATCATTGGTCCTCAGTTCGTCGAAATCCTCCTCAAGGAAAACCAAAAGAGCTTAGGTAAAGGATACGACATTCACAATGCTGAAATGAAAATCTCTCGAGGTAATTCAGTCAAAGTGCGTAGCTCATTCGACCAAAACCTCATTAAAGCCTGAAACGCTAAAATTTCACCTCTTCGCCGAAGGGTAACAATTTCGGCCTTATATTTGAACATCAAACAAACACATAAACTTTTCATCATGAAAAATTTCAATTCAATCGCAGCAGCAGCTGCAGCCCTCGAAGTTAAGTCTAACACATTGAGCAAGCAGCTCAAGCGAGGAAACGGAGTCGTCGAAATGTTCGACCTCAAAGACCGCGAGGTGGTTGTGAAACGCCACGAAGACAAAACAGTTTCAATCTCTCTTGCGAAGGAGGTGAAGCCTAAAGCAACACGACGCGAGACCTTCGAGGTTCCTTCTCATCACGTGCATACTCAAAAGAGTGACCCACGAATGAGTCGAATGCACGGTGCTGAGCAAACAAGCGATAACCGTGAACCTGGAATCTACGTTTCCATTGAAGGCGCTGAGCCAAGCATATGGTGGAACAACACACTCGCTGCAAAAGCAGCTGCTTGCACACCCTCACGAATCTCTGAGATTCGACGTGCAGCCAAAGTGCGTCAGCTTGCGGACGAAGGTTCATTCACTGTTGTGCTCAAGAATGGTGCACTCATTGCTTGCGTCAAGGTGAATCAAATCTTTCAAATTCGCAAGGATAACCGCGAGGCAAAAGGCTTTGACGCTCTTGCTGAAAAAGTCGCGCTTGCTCGAGCAGCGAAGTAATTCGCACCCCCTTACATTGTCAAGAGGCACGTTTAACAGCGTGCCTCTTTTTTTTGTCTGAATATCTTAAAAAGCCCATAGGAGCTCCATATCGAGCCCGGACCACTTTACCTAGCGTCTACCACTATTTGAACATTTAAGCTCATTCTGGCGGCTTTAAAACGCTCCAGAGGATAGACCACGCCCCATTCAGTTGGGGCTTGTTCATTTGTTTCTTGCAACCATGAGTGATTCAATAAACACAGAGCCCTGTTCAACCT